AATGCTGCAGCAGTTGTAGAGTACGCTAAATCGATGCATGTTAACTTCTCATCTAGACTTCATCTTCTCGTATGGGATATGGCTCTTAAGGTTTAATAAATAAATAGTTGATAAATTCTACATTAATTTTATAATATATTTGTATGTCAGATAACAATAATAGCTACGAGTGGCTTGGTGATGATGAGCTTTCCGGCGAGAAAGATCAAATTGCTAGGGAAATTATGGGCAGTGAATCTGCAAGTGGGTATGTTCCACCTTTACGCGTATATGATAATACTGTACAGGCGGATAAGAAGTATATTTCTTCACTACCCGATTTGCAAAACGGTCCTTCGAGTCTAATTCAAGGATCAGCTGTACCTATTCAACAGGTAGGTATCCATAACTTTAGATTACCGCTTACTTACAAAAAGCGTAGTGGTGATACAATTACATTAGAAACCTCAGTAACCGGTAGTGTTAGCTTAGAGGCTCATAAAAAAGGTATTAACATGTCACGCGTGATGCGGTCTTTTTATGATCATAAGGATGAAGTATTTTCTATTAGTAAGATCAAAGAAGTATTAGAGTCATATAAGAATAACTTAGAGTGTTTTGACTCACGTATTATGCTTAAGATATCTTACCCTATTAAACAGACAAGTTTACGAAGTGGTTTAGAAGGTTATCAATATTACGATGTTGTATTTGAAGGGGATTTAACTAAAGACGGTGAATTTAAAAAGTATATTCACTTCGACTTTGTTTATTCATCTGCGTGTCCTTGTTCTTTTGAGCTTAGTGAACATGCTGAAAAATATCGTAATCGTGCAACCGTACCTCACTCACAACGTTCTGTAGCTCGTGTTAGTGTAAAGTTTGATGATATGATTTGGGTAGAAGATATTCAAGAGTTATGTCTAGCTGCACTACGAACTGAGACGCAAGTTATGGTTAAGCGTGAAGACGAGCAAGCTTTTGCCGAGATGAACGGAGCATATCTTAAATTCGTAGAAGATGCAGTTCGACTCCTGTATCAGAATCTTTCAAATGATAAGCGTATTACTGACTTTAAAGTAGTTGCATCCCATAATGAATCGCTTCATAGTCATAATGCTGTTTCCGTAATCGTAAAGGGTGTACCTGGAGGATTCACAGCAGGAGTTGCTCGTGATGTATTTGAATCTACTGGCTTGAGATAACATACTTGTTATTAACATACCGAGCCTCTCTTTTGCTTAGGTGAGAGAGAGGCTTATGTTAAATAAAGAATATAAAGAAGGTAACAATAATTATGTCTTGCCAATTTTTTAAAACTAGTAAATAAATTTATGAGAATAGCTTTTAGTGGTACTGCTAATTCAGGTAAAACAACTCTATTAAAGAGTTTTCTCTATACGTGGAGTAATTTTTCAACACCAGAAAAAACCTATAGAGACATGCTTGTTGAAAAGGAACTTGATCATTCATCTGCTACAACAATCGAAACACAAAGCGAGGTTATGAACTTTATGGTTGATCAACTAATCGCGAATAGTAAGGATGACTGTGTTGTGTATGATAGGTGCCCGTTAGACTCTGTAGCTTATACGTTATGGAGTAATGATAAAAATAAAGAAGGCTTCACGAAGGAGTTTGTAACAGAACAAATTACATTATGTAAAGAATCATTGAGAAACTTAGATGTAATTTTTTTATGTAAGTTTGATGAAAAGGAAGGTGTAAAGGAAGACGGATCCAGAGAGGCAGATCTACAATATATTAAAGAGGTAGATAATATTTTTGAATCTCTTTATCAACAGTATATGCAAAATCCACAAGCTGATGTGTTTTATCCTAAAGACGACTCACCGGCAGTTATATTATTACCTAACGGCGCGCAAGAACGTATTGATTTACTCGCTGAGTATATTACACCAGAAGGGGGAATGTACGGTGATGAACACTCCATTTTAAATCCTGATAATCTTAATGAATTAGAAACTCTTGTTAAACAGCAACAATCAGCTCTAGATAAAGAAACGAAGGAAAAGGAACTGTTTGCAAAATTTGGAATAAAAGATGATGATAGGGGTAGCAATTATAACCTGCAACCGTGAAGACATGTATCGAGTTTGTATTGACTCGATACATGATGATTGGTATGACGAACTCGTAACAGTTAATGACGGGGAGAGAGTGGAGTGTACTAAAGGAGAGTATATTGAAACAGGGGGTGGTGTAGGTGTTGGCCGTGCAAAAAATATAGCTTTGCAGTACTTACTTAAAAAGAGCTGTGACTATATTATTCTTGTAGAAGAAGATATGAGATTCAAAGCTAATATATTTAAAGCTTATATAGACGCTTATAAAAAAACTGGTATACATCACTTCATGTTCGGTTATCATGGTCCTGCTAATAAAGCTGGTATTAGTGGTGGTAAGCCTGTACCTCGAAAAGTTATAGATTACGGGGATGTTAAGATCGCCTTGAATGAGCATTGTGTTGGCGCTGTAACGTTTTATACGAGAGAGTCATTAGAACATGTAGGAATGTATGACGAGAAGTATACTAATGCTTTTGAACATGTTGACCATTCATATATGCTAGCTAAAAAAGGTTATAGTACCCCCTATTGGTGGTGGTCTGATCTTGCTAATAGTTTAGATTATGTTGAAGAACAAAAGTGCTCAGAAGAGTCTTCTGCTATTAGACCACGTAATGATTGGCAGTCAAATATTCAACAAGCGGCTAGACACTTTTTAAGTAAACATAATACATCACCTGTTGCGGTTCCGAATATACCTATTAGTGAAGTAGTAAACCATCTTAAAAAATTTAAAAAATGAATAAAATAAGCTTATTAGTACCTAGTCGCGAACGTTTAAATTTAAAACTTACTCTTATTAGTTCAATTATTACTACTGTTAAGGATATTAATAACGTTGAACTAATATTTGGTATAGATGAGGATGATCCCACCAGAGATACTGCCTATAAAATAGCAGAAGCAATTCCGTTTGTTAAAATTATCGATATTAAAAATGAAGGTAAATTTATTGGTATTAATAAAATTTGGAATGAACTATATCCACACGCTCAGGGAGATGTTTTAGGTTATGTAGGTGATGATATGATTTTTAAAACCAAGGATTGGGATGTAAAGGTATTAGATGAATTTAATGGGGAAAATCTACCAGAAGATAAAATTAAACTATTACATTGTTATGACGGATTTAGAAAACAAGATGAAATTTGTGTAAACGCATTTATACATAAAAAATATACAGAAGTTATTGGTTATTTATGTAGAGAGGAATTCTTAATTAATTGGTCTGATCAATGGCTGTATCAAACCTTTAAAGCTGTGGATAGGGTTAAGTGGCGTGAAGATATTTATATTCACCATAATCATTGGGTATTCGGTAATAGACAGAAAGACGAAGTTGCAGATAGAATGTTATCTGATAATAAGGATACTATTAGTGATCAACTCTGGTTTGATTTAGCTCAGGAAAGAATTGATGATGTTAAAAAAATTGCAGATTATATTAATGTTGAACCAAATTGGGACGTAGTTGATACAGAGATTGGAGTAAAGGTATGAAAGTAAATAACAAAAATCTAATACACAAAAATGATTTTTTTCAGAACGTTATTAACAAACTACATACACTAATTAACGACGATAACGTTATATTTACTTTAGAGAATTTATCCGCAGAGCATACAGATCGTGGAAAAATAGAAGTAGATAAATCAAAGTTTAATGTACTTTTAGGTATGTGGGATGAATATGATACAAAGTATCATAGAGAGTTAATAGATAAATATGACATAATATTCAATCAATATATTACTAAAGAAGAAGAAGAACTTTATGATAATCTATTTTCCCTACCATTAGGCTATAACGGTAACATAATTATAGAAAAAGAGCACGTTCAAGATATCAAAAAAGTAACTGATAGATCGATAGATGTATTTTTTGCAGGTCATATGTCATCACAAAATAGGTATGATAGTATGATTAAAAATATCGACTTCTTAACTAAGAGTGATAGTCGTAAGAAATATAATTTTGATTTTAATATAACGAGAGGTTTTATGCAGGGGTTTAAAGGTCCGCAATATTATGATAAACTCTACAATAGTAAAATAGCCTTCTGCCCTCCAGGTAATATAAGTGCAGAGACTTATAGATGGTATGAATCGATGATGTGTGGTTGCGTTATTGTTTGTCCGAAAATGCCAGAAACAGAAATATATAATGACTTACCAGTCATGCAAGTTACTAACTTTGAAACAGACGCAGCAAAAGTAGTCTTAGAGCTACTTAATGATAAAACGCGTTTACAAGAATTACAGCAAGAAAATATAGAATACTGGAGCAGTCATTATGACCAGGAACTGGTTGCTGCGTATATAGCCTCTAAAATTAAAAGAAAATGATAGTACAAATTACAAGAACCAAAAATGAAGCATTCTTAATTAAAGAGATGCTACCTTTATGGGCAAAATATGCAGATGGCTTTGTTTTCTACGATGACGGCTCGACAGATGATACTGTCGAGTTTTTAAGAGCTAATAAAAATAAGTATAATATATTAGAAATCATCGAAGGTAATAAAAAGGAAAATTATATTAAGGAGCTTAAGATGGAGACTGACGAAAGGCAGCCACTATATAACGCTGCTTACAAATATAGTAATAAAATTATATGTTGCGATTCAGATGAATATTTAGATGGTAGCTTTACTAAGCAAGATTTAGAAAACTTACTAGAGAATAATCCTGATACAGTTTTTAATCTTCAATGGGTACAGTATACCAGTCAAAACAATGTAAGAGTTGACGGACCGTGGGGAAATAATTTTAAAGTCAGAGCTGGTTCATATACATCACAAGGCGACTTCGGCACAGCTCAAATGCATTCTTTACATCTACCACCTGCATCTAAATCCAAAGCAATTAACCCGTCACAATTATTCATAGCACATTTACAATGGCTGAGTAAGAGATGGGTAGGTGTTAAGCAATATTTTTGGAAAATTAACGACTATGTTAATAGAGAGGTTCATGGTGCTGAAGTTATCGAAGCTAGCGCGTATGATGTATCGGTAAATAATTTTAAATGGCAATACTCTCAATATCCTATTGAGTTAAAAGTAGATGAAAACATTTACGATAAACAGGATATGAAAGCAAATTATAAATTAGATTATATTAAGAAATATACTAAAGAGCTTAATATACCCAATTTAGGTGATTGGGGAATAGGTATTTATGAATATTGCTTAAAAGAGTAGTTGCATCAACATTAAAGGATATTATAATATTATAATGACTCTTAATTTGGATAATGTTACAATTATTTGTATAGATGGGGTTGATCCTAATGTGGGGGTAAAGGCTCTTAAATATAGTATGCAAAAAATTAATTTTGCGCAAAATATTATTCTTTCCCACATAAGGCCAGATATTATTCCTGACGGGGTAGATTATGTAGAGATACCCGAACTGACACATCACACATACAGCTCTTTTTGTTTACATGAGTTATATAAATACTTTACTACTGATTTTGTATTAATAATTCATGATGATGGATTCGTGATAAATCCGCAGTTATGGACTGATGAATTTTTAAATTATGATTATATAGGAGCTCCATGGAGAGGTGAAGGAGATAATAGAGTCGGAAATGGCGGCTTTTGTTTACGTAGTAAAAAATTAGTAAATCTTTGTCGTGCAATACAGTGGGGTGGAGGTCATGAGGATGGTGAAATTTGTATAACACAAAGACAACACTTTTTAAATAACGGTTGTAAGTTTGCTCCACCTGAGTTAGCTGCTCGATTTTCCTTAGAATCGAAGTTACACGATGTTGAGTATAATCTAGAAAATAGCTTCGGATTTCATGGTAAAGGGGTTGTTGATTCTGTTCACTATGGTGAAGGTCAGCAATTTAAAGATAAATTAAAACTGAGAGATGCTGTAATATTATGAAAGTTGTAGATACGTTTACATTCTTTAATGAATTAGAACTGTTAGAAGTTAGGTTAAATATCTTAAATGATCACGTTGATAAATTCGTGTTAGTTGAATCAACACGAAGTCATCAAAACAAACCTAAGCCGTTATTCTATCAAGAAAATAAACATCTATTTAAAAAATTTAATTCTAAAATAGAGCATATTATAGTAGATGATTTTCCTAATCACACTTACCACTCTTTTGAGCACCATCAAAGAGACTGTATAGAGCGCGGGTTAGGATATTGTGAGGATGATGATATAATTTTTATATCTGATCTTGATGAGATATGGGACCCTGCAAGGATAGATCTGAATATAGATAACGAAAAAATTTATAAATGGGGATCTATACTAACATACTTTTATGTTAATTTAATGGCACAACCTAACATATGGTGGCAACCTTTATTTTTAAAGTATAGTCTTTTAAAGAGTCTTAGAAGTCAAAATTTTGAAATAACCCGTGATATTCTTAGAAGTGACAAGAAAGGTCCACAAATAACTTATGAACATTTATCAGATTTAAGAGGGTGGCATTTCTCTTATATAGGGGATGCAGAGTATAAACTACAAAACTTTCTACATAGTGAACATAGAGATAAAAAGAAAGAGTACTTACAACAATGTGTTAAGGATAGAGTTAACCCTTTTCACCCGCTCGTAAAGATGCATAAATTAAAAGATAGTGGATTAAATAATTACTTACCTGAGTATATATCTAATAATATTAGTAAATACGAACATTTAATTTTAAAAGGTGATGATTGATGTAGAATTAATAGGGGGGTTGGGTAATAATATGTTCCAATATGCCCTAGGTCGAATAATTGCAGATAAAAAGGGGTATAATTTAAATACTACAAATATAAATCAATTAGACCAGTTTTTTAAAAACGTTAAAAATATAACAGATAGGGAAAGCTTAAATGAACCGTTACTACAAATAGGCTACGATACTGCAGTAGGTCCACAAACTTACATAGAGCGGGAAGTTGGAGATTTTGAAGGTAATATAAAAGTTAAAGGTTTTTTTCAAAGAGATGAATTCTATAACGCTCATAGAGATAAACTATTAAAATGGTTTAAGACTGATATTAAACTTGAAAAGGTACCAGAGGAAAAAGATTTGGTGTTACATGTAAGACTTGGTGATTACATGGGACTAGGTTGGCAATTAGATACTAGTATCTTTATTGATATATTAAAAAAAGAAAAATATAATAAGTATTTTATTGTAACAGACGACCCTAAAAATCCAATAATTGATAATATCCTACAAACAGTTGATGGTGGTGAGGTAGTGAGTACGGATAAAATATCTGATTTTGAATTTTTATGTAAAAGTAACCTTCTGGTACTTTCTCATTCATCATTTAGTTGGTGGGCGGCTTTTTTAGGTAATGCAAAAAAGGTAATAGTACCTTATGCCGGTAATAAAGGCCTTTGGAAGTTAAATCCTTCACAAAATGACATTGATTTAATCAAAGACACATCTAAATATTTTCGTTATGTTTATGACTCTCGACCTGCTTAATCAAAAATTTGATCTTAATATAAAAGGAATTATTCATTGTGGCGCACACCACGCCGAAGAAAGCGACGCTTATGAGCGACACGGTATTAGCAAAGTCGTGTGGGTTGAAGGTAACTCAGAGTTAGTTCCGATAGTGGAAAGTAAAGTAGGTAATTTACCTGAAAATAAAGTTTTTAATTACCTAGTCTATGATGAAGATGGTAAAGAGCTTGAATTTAAAATAACAAATAACACACAATCTTCTTCTGTATTAGAATTTGGTACACACAAACGTTATTACCCTGATGTAAATTTTATAAAATCAGAAGTTAAAAAGGCATATACACTAAAATATATTATTGAAAAGGAAAATCTTAAAATGGAAGATTACAATATGCTCAATTTAGATCTTCAAGGTATTGAGCTTAGAGCATTAAAGAGTATGGGTGATTATATTGATAATATTGATTATGTGTATACTGAAATTAACGATGATATGGTCTATGAAGGTAACGATCTCTTAGTAGATTTAGAAGAGTATCTATCTTCGAAAGGTTTACATAGAGCTGGTATACATTTATTAAGTGAGAAGTGGGGTGATGCTTTTTATGTTAGACGGTAGGTATAATGAATAGTGATAAAAATAAATTATCTGTATTTGGATCGAAGGGGTTTATAGGTAGTAAATTTACTGACTTATATCCTGATGATGTAATTGAAATAGGTAGAGAAGACAGTAAAGCTAAATCGAGTAATATTTTATATTTTATTAGTACTGTAGATAATTACAATATACATAACGATCTTCATATTGATATAGAAACTAACTTAACAAAGTTAATGAAAGTTATCGAGGCTAATAAAAAGGAAGATCTCGTTTTTAATTTTATTAGCTCTTGGTTTGTTTATGGTCAAAATCCAGATATACCGTTTTCCGAAGATACTACGGAGTGTAATCCTACTGGATTTTACTCTATTACAAAAAGATGCGCCGAAGAAATGTTAATATGCTTTTGCAATACATTTAACATACGTTATAGAATTTTTAGATTAGCGAACGTACTCGGACCTGGGGATGGTAAGATTTCTAGAAAGAAAAATGCGTTACAATTTCTTATGAATGAAATGGTAAACGATCGCGACCTGCATTTATACTACGGTGGTGAAGTTTTGAGAGATTATATTCACGTTGATGATGTATGTGATGCTTTAAAGCTTTGTACAGATACTGCACCCACCAATCAAATTATTAATATTGGATCAGGCCGACCATATAAGTTTTTAGATATTATCGAGAAGGGTATGGAGGTATCTAAATCTAAATCGAGGATTATTAATATTGAGCCAACTAAATTTCATAATATAGTTCAAACGAAACATTCATATTTAGATATTAAAAAGTTGAAATCTTACGGGTTTAAGCCAAAATATACAATAGACGATATAGTTACAAAATTAATTAATCACTATAAAAATATTAAAAAATGAAAGCTACAAAAAAAATATGGTACGCTCCTAATAAGTTTGAATCTTACGGTGAGGAAGAAATTAAATCAGTTGAGGAATGCTTGCGTGATGGTTGGATTGCTGGTTTCGGTAAACGGAGCAAGCAATTTGAAGAAGAAGTGTCAGAATTTTTTGGAAAACAATATGGAGTGTTTGTAAATTCAGGTTCATCAGCTTGTTTACTGGCGTTAGCTTCTATTGACCTACCTAAAGGTAGTGAAGTTATTACACCTGCCTGTACATTTTCGACTACATTGGCCCCTATTATTCAACTCGGATTTACACCAGTGTTTGTAGATGTTAATCTTACCTCCTATGTGGTTGATGTGCAAGATGTAGTTAATGCTGTAACAGATAAAACCAAAGCATTAATGATTCCTAACTTGATAGGTAACAAGCCTGATTGGAAATCTATAAAAGAAGAGTTAGTTAAGATAGGAAGAGATGATATTATTTTAATTGAGGATTCTGCTGATACAGTCACTCATACATCAGAGACAGATATCTCTACAACAAGTTTTTACGCAAGTCATGTTATTACAGCTGGAGGTACTGGTGGTATGGTAATGTTTAATGATAANAAATATGAACAAAGATGTCTACAGTATAGAGATTGGGGTAGAATAGGCGATAATAGTGAGGNTATGTCAGATCGCTTCGCACATAAAGTAGATGGTATTGCATATGATTATAAATTTTTATATGGTGTACTTGGATACAATATGAAATGTTCAGAGATGAACGCAGCTTTCGGTCTAGTACAAGTTAAAAAATTAGATACGTTTTTACGTAAGAGGCGTGAGAATATTAAGCGTTATTTAGATAATTTGAAGGACGTTTCAGAGCTTATTCTACCTGACGATACTATCGAACCCAACTGGTTAGCGATCCCTCTACAGACAAAGAAAAGATATGAGCTTCTTAATTTTCTAGAAGAAAATAATATACAAACACGCGTTACTTTTGCTGGAAATGTTACACGTCATCCTGTTTATAGAGAATATTTCCAAGAATTTGCTAATTCAGATACTATTATGGAGAATGGATTTCTTCTAGGAGCGCATCATGGAATGTCTGTTGAGGATGTCGATTACGTGTGCGATAAAATTAAAGAATTTTTTAATAATGAATAAAGTTGTATATATTACAGGCTGTTTAGGTTTTATAGGCTCATACATTACACGGTCTTGTCTCAATAAAGGTTGGCATGTACGCGGTGTAGATAAAATTACATATGCCTCAAATACTAATTTACTTGACGAGTTTGAAGGTTATGATAATTTTGTATTTACCCATACAGACATTAATGACTTAAAATTTCTTTATGACTGCGATTACATTATTAATGTAGCTGCGGAAACGCATGTAGGCAATAGTATTGCTAATAGTGATGATTTTGTACACTCAAATATAAACGGTGTACATAATCTGCTAGAGCTTTTAAAAAATCATAGAGGTGAACATAGTCATAAGCCCGTATTCTTACATTTTAGNACAGATGAGGTGTATGGTGATATTGATTCNGGATCCCATACCGAGACTGACTTACTCCATCCTAGTAATCCGTACTCTGCAACTAAAGCTGCTGCAGATCAATTAGTACTAGCATGGGCTAGAACTTACGATTTACCTTATAACATTATCAGACCTACAAATAACTATGGAATAGGTCAATATGTCGAAAAGCTTATTCCTAAGTCTTGCAAGTTCTTAGGATTGGGTAAAAAAATACCTATACATAATGATGGTACTCCTATTAGAAATTGGTTACATGCTCAAGATACAGCCAATGCTGTAATCACTATTATCGAGTCTGGTAAACAAAATGAAATTTACAATATCGCAGGAGATTTCGAACAGCAGAATATAACCACAATACAGAAAATTATTAAGGAGTATCACGGAGATTCAGATGTATCATCATACATAGATAATACTTATAGTAGAAAAGGTCAAGATGTGAGATATGCTCTTGATGATTCTAAACTCAGAGAGTTAGGGTGGTTACCAGAGAAAAAATTTGATCAAGAACTTCCTAATATTATTAGTTATTATAAGGGTAAGTTTATATGGTGAAGGATCAGTACAGATTAAAAGAAAGAATTTTAAATATTGCTTATAAAAATAAACTTAGTCATTTAAGTAGCTATTTTACAAGCGTATCTATTATAGACAACATATATAGCTGTATGGCTGAAGATGATATTTTTATTTTATCTTCTGGACATGCTGCACTCGCCCTTTATGCTTGTCTTGAGAAACATAAAGGTGTTGATGCAGAACAATTGTTTTTAAAACATGGAGGTCATCCTCATAGAGATGAAGAAAACTTTTTACACTGTTCAACAGGCAGTCTAGGGTTAGGTATTACCATAGCAATAGGTCGCGCAATCGCTAATCCAAAGAGAAAGGTTTATGTATTAATAAGTGATGGTGAGTGTGCAGAAGGTAGTGTTTGGGAATCGCTTAAGACAATAGTAGAGCAAAATATTAACAATATCGAGGTACACGTTAATGTAAATGGATACGCTGCATACGATACTATTGATACTGTATATCTTTCAAATAGACTTCGAGCATTCTTACCTAATATTAAAATACATAAAACTAATTCAGAAGAGTTTTCATTTTTACATGATTTAAATGCTCACTATCATATAATGAGCGAAGACGATTATTATAAAGCTTTATCGGAATTATGAGAAAGGATCTAGCAAAACTATTATTAGAGGAAATGCGTGTTAATGAAGATGTATATCTTATTACTGGTGATTTAGGCTATGGCCTTTGGGATGGTATACGTGATACCTTCCCTGATAGATTTTTTAATGTAGGATCGTCAGAAATGGTTATGATGGGTACTGCTATAGGATTAGCCATGGAAGGTAAAATACCTTTTGTTTACTCTATTACACCTTTCGCCTTATATAGACCTTATGAGATGATTCGTAATTATATTAATCACGAAAAAATACCGGTTAATATATTGGGCGGAGGTCGCGACCGTGATTACGGTTACTTAGGGTTCTCACACTGGGCTGAGGACGATAAAGAGTTAATGAAACCGTTTAAAAATATTAGCACTTACCATCCTACAAATATAGAGGATCTTACAAGTACCTTTAAAGTAATTATAGGAAATCAGTCTCCATCATACTTAAATTTAAAAAAATGAATATACTAATTACAGGAGGTAATGGGTATATTGCAACTTCGTTAAATAGAGCTTTTAGTGATTATAAAATAACTACTATTACAAGAAAAGATTTTGACTTAACTAATAAAGAATTAACAGACAGATGGTTTAAAGATAAACATTTTGATGTAGTAGTTCATACAGCAACAGTAGGAGGTAGTAGATTAAAACAAGACACAAGTGAGGTTGTTTATAGTAACTTAAAGATGGTATATAACTTACTCTATAATAAACAACATTTTAATAAATTTATACATTTTGGATCAGGTGCAGAGCTTGAACAGCCGAATACACCATACGGGCTAAGTAAGAGAGTTATAAACGATGTAATAAAGCAATATCCCAACTTTTATAACTTAAGAATTTATGGGGTATTTGATAGTAATGAGCTCAGCACTAGATTTATTAGAAATAGCATAACCAATTATATCAATCATAAGCCTATTGTAATTTATAAAGATAAATATATGGATTTTATCTATATGAAGGATTTAGCTAATATAGTTAAAAGTTATATCTCAGGTACACTAGATTATAGCGTATATAACTGTGTATATAAAAATAAATATAAACTTTCAGATATAGCCGGCTTAATTAATAATTTGAGCGATTACGAAGTTGATATTATAATAGAAAATGCAGGATTAGATACAGCCTATATCAGTGACTCTATAAAAAGTGAGAGTACTATTGCAGGTATAGAAAAAGGTATTGAGGATACATATTACAGCTTGAAAAATAAAATTTAACATCTATAATAGCAGTATGATTATTGATCAGCAAGTATATAATGGCGATCTTATTCACGATCGTTTCGCGTATAAGTTTTTTAGGAAAGAAGTATCCCCATACGGTAATATTGTAGCTTTTAGAGCTCCTATGTATGTGAGTGATAATTTAATTGACCTAGAAGATACACTAGCCAATGACTATATCTTTTCAGAGGATGCAATTAACTTCTGCTGGGAGATACCTAATTTATGTCCTTTAGGTGCAGTTGCTTTTCAACGTCTCTTTAATACCACCATCGCAGGTATGTTAGGTCAGCTCATACAAAAGCCTATTAACATGGATGGTGACGATATTATGGTAGCTGATGAGTTTATCGGTAGTGATAGTAAGAAGCGTTCTGAAGGTAAAGTCAGTGTATCAATTACCTATAGTAAAGAAGATATTGCTCTTGGTCATACTGGTATTAATGTACAAGCTGGTAAGAAAGCTCCAGGATTTGCTTATTCGAGTAATCTTAATGATGCACAAATAGAGGCATTTATGGATGCTGTAATTAAAGCGTTTGAATTAGAAGTTAAAGATCAGTGGATTGCTACAACTAAAATAATTAGTTAATGAATTTTTTTCAGCTACAAAATAAGTTATTTTACTCTAAAAAGACTAATGCTGAGTTTTTAGATTCAGAAGGTGAGCAATCCTTTGCGCCGTTTATGTTTAATAGGTGGTTATCGTTCTATAGTAAAGGCATGGCTTCTATTACTAATGAGACGTTAAATAGATTTGGTAGTATTTTTCAAGATAAGCAGCAGCAATATAGACTGTACTATTATTTTATTCCAAGATTAAAGTTTAAGCGTATAGCATATAATAAAAAAATTAAAAAGGAGGATATTGAGGAAGAGAATCTAGATCTTATTGCGCGTAATAAAAATATCTCTGTTAGAGAGTTAAAGTTGTATATTGATTTACAAGAAAACTTAAGTAAATAAATTATATGGCAACGGCATCTATTGATAATCTAGCTCCTACAAGAAGTCTAATTGACTTAACACAAGGAGGAAGGGGTGATTTTGGGTTAGACGACTATCAGCTTAGTTTTGTTTTCGATGATATTCTTCTCGTTGAGTATGCTGATGAGTCAGCTAACGGGGACGAGGTTTTACGGAATGGTATAGTCGTACCGACGAACGCAATGACTAAAGCGTGGCGTAAGGGTATAGTGATTCTTGCGGGACCTGATGCAAAGTATGCAAAAGAGGGAGATATAGTTATATTTCCAAATAATCTTGGAGTTACTATTTCCAATGTAGAGATTACAGGTAAAGGTAAGATTGCTAAGGGTGTTTTTCTAAACGAAGAGAGGATGTTTGGTATATGTAAACCAAAAAATGATAATACAGAGGTCAGCACTTGATTCTATTCTTTTAACGAATGTGGTAGACTTAAGATTCGCGCGCAGAATACCTAAGGCAGGTTTCCCTGCTACTCGCCGTATACTCTGTACAAAATCATATAACTTATTAAATTCTACAAATGGTAGAATTACCCTAAACTATAAGCCTCCAAGAGGTCCGCATAAAGTAAATGAAGCAGCTGATAACTTACTTGTTGTGTGGGATATTTTAATGCAAGGCTATAGAAATATAAACATGAATCAAGCTAATCTAATAACTCAATACCCGGCGGATGATTCATTTTGGACGTATTTTAATGAAAGTGTATATCCTATGTCAGGGGAGCAAAAACTAGCTTTTATGAACTCATGAATATAAATTTAGAAAGAGTAAATCAAAGCTTAAAGCCTTTTTTACTACAAAATATAATAATTAAAACCGATAAGAAGGTTATTAAAAAGGGTAAACTCAAGCTTTTTAAAATTAAACAGTATAATATATCTCTTTCTCTAGAAATCGACGGTAAGATTAAAATTTACGAAATACCCTACCCGTTTAAGATTGAAGGTTCGTTAGATAAACTTATATTTAACTACCGTATAAGTTCCTTTATACCGGAACAATTTTCTCTATTTATAAAATTATTAGATTGCAGCTCTAAATCAAAATTTTACGATAACTTGCTTTACATATTGCCTAATAAAGGAACAATAGTATAATTAGGTGTGCTAACCGGACTAATTAATAGCTTTCCATCTGGATATGATCCTAATCCAACACAAGTAAAGCTTCTAAAGAATATTGAACAAGCGTTCACTGATGGCTATAAGTTCGTCATTTGTAATGCTCCTACAGGATCAGGTAAGTCTATGGTATCAAAAACTATGGGCAATGTCGCCGAGCAATGCACAAAAGAGTATCGCGATATAGTAACGAGCTACCTAGCATATAAGAGAACGCAGGGAGGTAATTATGCATATGAGGATGAGTGTAATGAGGAGAATTCGTTTGGTTGTACAGCACTAACAATTACAAAGGCTCTACAAGATCAATATAAAGAGTTATTTAACGATGTTGAGGTGCTAAAGGGGAAGTCAAACTACAGCTGTGTTGTAGACGAAGATTACTCGGTAGAGGTGGCACCGTGTTTACATTTACCGAAACTTCGGGAAGAGTGCTGGAGTAAGAAGTGCTGTTCGTATTATGAACAACGTAACAAAGCTCTAACTTCACGATTTAATACTCTTAACTATAATATGTTCTTTGCACTACCTGAACATCTTAAAAAGCGTGAATATTTAATTTGTGATGAAGCATCGGAATTAGAAGACCAATTAGTTAAGGAGTTTAGTTGTACTATTAACTTTGAGTTTCTCTACAAGAACGAAGTTGAGGTTAAACCGTTTTTAACTAAGAGCACTAACGTTGAAAAATGGATTAATCATTTAGTACTGTCACTAAAAGAACGTATCGATTGGTTAAAAGATGCAATCGGCAGTACTAGTAAGGTTAAAACTAAATACCTTATTCAAAAGAAGAACGAGTTAGTCGCTCTTGGTAATCTACATAGTAAGTTATCACTTATACTGGAAACTTGGTATGATAGTGAGTATATTTTTGAGAGGGATAGTAAGGCTATTACCTTTATGCCTCTTAAGGTAGACAAGCTATCGAATTATTTGTTTAAGTATGCTGATAAGGTAATTCTTATGTCGGCAACTATTATTGATCCTAAGAATTTTTGTAAGTCATTAGGCATTGATAACTATAAGTATATTGAGGCTGAATCGACGTTTGACGCTAAGAATGCGCCTATTTATTGCAATACAAAGGTTAAGTTAAATTACTATAATATGCAAAAGAACTTACCTAAGGTATGTAAACAGATAGCTCAAATTTGCGAGTTTCATAAAAACGAAAAGGGTATTATTCATTCACAAAATAAGAGTATTACTAACTTCTTATCAGAAAATCTGACTGATCGTAGATTTTTAATACGTGAGCCGGGTGTACGTAATGAAGTTATTTTAGAACAGCATATGGAAACCGATGATCCTACCGTTCTTATATCACCATCTATGTCTTATGGGGTCGACCTCAAGGATGATCTAGCTAGATTTCAAATTATTATTAAGGCGCCGTATCTACCTACTAAAGATAAGCGTATTGAAAACTTAATGAAGGAGGATTTTGACTGGTATCAAAATAAAATGCTTTGTTCATTAATTCAAGCTTGTGGTAGAGGCATACGATCTCATAAAGATCATTGTATAACATACATTCTTGATGCTGCGATTGTAGAGAGTATAGTAAAAAACAGACATAAGCTTCCTAAATACTATCTAGACCGATTCGTGTAATAAATATATGTAGTGCGTAAGAGGGCATACCATTTTGAAATTAA